GGCACTTTTAGTCCCATTTTTACTGTCTAAAATCTCTCAAAGCCTTGGAAAATAAGGGTTTTTACTACAAATTACTATCTTTCTGAAGTATACTTAAAGTATTATACAAGTATAAATCCAGGATATACTAAGAGAAATACTTGGAGAGGGGAGCCGGGCGAGTGACAGGGGGAGGTAGCTATATGTATATACACCCCTGACATATTTTTAGAGAAATCACTGTAAACCTTTAAACCCCTGAACCCCTTGGAAAATAAGGCTTTGCGGGTTATTTCATAGTCTTATGAACGTAAACGAATATCGTAACTTCATTTGATAAATTTTTAAAAATACTCTTGAAATCTAATACCTTTCGCCCATATAATTATATTTATTTTATTTTTTCTTGTTTTAGTGAGCGTAAGCGAGCAGTCGAACGATAGTGAGATTACAAGAAAACAGCAAAATTATGTTAACCTTAGAGAAACCCCATTACTGCGACACTTAATAAGGATATTTAAAAATGGAAGATAAACCAAAAATTAGAGAGCTTACAGAGAAACAAAAGCTTTTTCTAAAAGTCTTAATGAATGAAGCCAAAGGAAATATTCGTAAGGCTCTTGACTTAGCTGGTTATGAAGCAACTACCCCTAGTGAGATTATAAAGTCTCTGGGACAAGAAATAAGACAACTTGCAGAAGATACTCTGTCTTCCCATGCTCCTGCTGCCAGTTTAGCCATGGTTGAATCTCTATTCGATCCTAATGCCGCAGGTGTTCCTAGTAAAATTAAAGCTGCTCAGGATATTTTAGACAGAGTTGGTGTTGTTAAGAAAACTGAACAAGAAGTTAAACTCAATACTGGAGCAGGGTTAGTAATTCTTCCTGCAAAAGAAGTTGATCCTGAAATATTCGATAAACTAAGGAGAACTACAAATGAAGGGAAAGAGTGATAAGACGTGTCCGAAACCGAAGAACTCCAAATCCTTTACCCTGAAGTCACTGAAGAACTCCTCGAAGAAATAAAGATTTCTAGAAGTGATCTTCAATCTAGATATGACAAATATCCTCGTGAATTACCTAAGAGAACTCATGTCCGTCTCGGATATAAACTGAAAGAAGGTGATCCTAGTCTCCAGGTCTTCGATCCGGTAAGTCTTCTACTCTTGGACTTTGCCTTAGATATGCTAGATTCTGGTTCTTCTTATCGAAGTAGTATTGATTTTATTAACTCCAGAGTTGAAAAATATACTTCTATTGATAGGAAGATTTCCCATGCAGGGTTAAAGAAACTTCGTGAAGAGTATAGACCAAATCATATCCCTAAAGATAAATTCAGTCCTTTTCTTATTAAGAAGAAACTTACGAGAGAAGAGAGATTTAGGGCAATTCGTAAAGAAAAGATTGCGAGAACTAAAGCCTCTATTACCAGAGCAGAAAAAAGAATTAAAAAGATTAGAGAAGAACTCGATCCTGTTCTGGAGAGAAGTAAAGAAATTGAAGAAGAGTTAAAGAAGAATACTAATTTAATTCAATTCACTGAATATGATGAGTCAGAGATTCAAGATATTGATGAATCTTTGGTTGTTTTCAAACCTAATCCAGGCCCACAATCGGCTTTCTTAGCTGCTACAGAGACTCAAGTTCTCTTTGGGGGTAGTGCCGGAGGCGGTAAGTCGTATGCCCTCCTTGCCGATCCAATGAGATTTTTTAATAATAAGAACTTTTCAGGGCTTATCGTTCGTAAATCTATTGATGAGCTTAGAGAATTGAAATGGAAGTCAAGGGAACTTTATCCTAAGGCTTTTCCCGGTGCCAAGTTCCAAGAGGTCTCCAGTTCATGGAGATTTCCTTCTGGGGCAATCCTTTGGATGTCTTATCTTGAGAGAGATGAGGATGTTCTCAGGTATCAAGGCCTTTCCTTTACTTGGATCGGATTTGATGAGTTAACTCACTGGTCTAGTCCATTTGCATGGGATTATTTGTTCTCTCGATTAAGAAGTACAGACCCTGAGTTAGCCAGAAACCTTTCTATGAGGGCTACCTCCAACCCCGGAGGTCCAGGCCACGGGTGGGTTAAGAGGATGTTTATTGATCCTTCTCCTCCCGGACATGCCTTTGATGCTCAAGATATTGAAACAGGTGTTACTCTAGTTTATCCTGAAGGACATCCCTTAGCTGGTGATCCCCTCTTTAAAAGAAGATTTATTCCTGCTAGAGTCTCAGATAACCCTTATCTTTGGAATGATGGTATCTATGAAAGAAATCTTTTAGCACTGCCTGAAGACAGACGTAGACAACTTTTGGAAGGTGATTGGGGGGTTGCAGATGGTGCTGCTTTCTCAGAATTCAGAACTAGTATTCATACTTGTGAGCCTTTTAATATTCCTTCTCATTGGAAAAGATTTCGTTCTTGTGATTGGGGGTATTCCTCCAGACAGCAAACAGCCATTCATTGGTTTGCTATAGCTCCTGATGATACACTTTATGTATACAGAGAAAAGATAGTTAATCAAATGACTGCTAGAGAAGTTGCTCAGATGATCCTTAAGATTGAGAGAGAAGCAGATGAAAGAATTGCTTATGGTGTTCTAGATGCTTCTGCTTGGGCACAAAAAGGACAAACGGCCCCTAGTATTGCAGAAGAGATGATCAAAGTAGGTTGTAGATGGAGACCATCAGATAGAATGAAAGATTCTAGAAAACACGGTGCGAATAGAATGCATGAGGTTTTAAGAATTAGGACAATCTTTGATGGAGAAAATACTATACAACGTCCCGGTATTATATTCTTTAATACTTGTAGAAAAATCATTAGTACTCTTCCTGTAATACCTCAAGACCCTGATGGAACGGATGATATTGATGATAATTTCACTGATGATCATGCTTATGATAGTGTCCGTTATGGTGTTATGTCCAGACCTAAATTTGCTGATCCGTGGGTAAATAAGAAAAATAATACCCCTCATAAAGTATATAGACCAATCGATCCAATCTTTGGGTATTGAAGTCAAAGGAGTTAACATGGCTGATAGAGTGCCAATGAAATTTTCTAGTGGTGGAGGACTATTCCTTGGAAATGATAGTTCTACTTCTGCCCCTGTTACAGATGGCTTCTCAACCATCGAAAGCTTAAATGAAAATGCTCAAACTATGGGTTTAACTGAAGGTAGTGATATTGAACAAGAAGCTCTTGAGAATCAAGGTATTGTTTCTTATGTTCATGAAAGATATGAGAGAGCGAAAGATGCCAGACTTTCAGATGAAACTAGGTGGCTTAAGTCTTATGAAAACTATCGTGGGTTAAATGATTATCCTGATAAATTTCAACAAAAGGAAAAATCCAAACTCTTTATTAAGATTTCCAAGACTAAAGCCTTAGCTGCTCATGCTCAAGTTTGTGATGTCCTTTTCTCTCAGAATAAATTTCCACTGGGTGTAGAACCTACTCCAATCCCCGATGAAATTGCAGAGAGTGTTCATTACGATCCTAAAGCTCTTGAGAATAATCCCCAACCGGGACAGCCTCAAGCCCAACCTCAAGGGAAAATCCCTACTTCAAGACAGAGTATTTCTAATAATCTTGGTCCTGCTTTGGGGAAATTGGAACCCCTTAAGGATAAAATGAAAGAAGGTCCCGGAACTTCCCCCAGTTCAATTACTTATGAACCTGCTAGGATGGCAGCCAAGAAATTGGATAAGAAGTTTCAGGATATGTTGGAAGAGGCAGATGCTACCAAATCTCTAGATAGAACTGTTCTTGATATGTGTATTTTTGGTTCTGGTATTTTCAAAGGACCAATGATGAAACTTAAAGAATATTCTACTTGGGATGAAGAAGGAAGCTATGTACCTAAGCAGAAAAAAATTGCTGACTTCCAGTATGTAAATCTTTGGGATGCTTACCCAGACCCAGAAGCTAGATTTACTCATGAATTATCTTATTTTGTTCAAAGACATAAAATGAATCGGTCTCAATTAAGAGATTTGAAGAAAAGACCTTATTTCTTGCCAGATACAATTGAATCTGTTATTAAACAAGGCCCCAATTATGTCAAAGAATATTGGGAAAACACTCTAGAAGATAATGAAATTGAAGTAACTCCTGAGACTTTTGAAGTTTTAGAATTTTGGGGGGTTGTTGACAAGCAAATTGCAAAAGATGCTGAAATAGAAATCCCTAAAGAATATGAAGATTATGATGAAGTTCAAGTGAATATTTGGGTTTGTAGTAATTATGCCATCCGCGTAGTCTTTAATCCTTTTATTCCTGCTCGTATACCATACTTTATTGTTCCATATGAAATTCACCCTTTCTCCATATTTGGTATTGGTGTTGTAGAGAATATGGAAGATAGTCAACAACTTATGAATGGCTCTATGAGAATGGCAATCGATAATGCTGTTCTTTCTGGACATAATATCTTCGAAGTTAATACTACCTTTCTTACTCCTGGACAAGATATGGAAATTTATCCGGGTAAGATATTTTATTCTGAAGGTCCTCAAGGACAAGCTATTAGAGATATTAAGTTTCAGAACGTTACTAACGAGAATTTCATGGTATTTGACAAGGCTAGGCAACTGGCTGATGAGAGTACTGGTATTCCAAGCTATTCACACGGACAGTCGGGTATCCAATCTGTTGGTAGAACTGCTGCTGGTATGTCTATGCTTATGGGGGCTTCTGCGTTAAACATCAAGAACGTTATTCGTAACGTAGATGAATATCTTCTTGTTCCCTTAGGTAAGAGTATTTATGCATACTTGATGCAATTCGAGTTTGATAAAGATTATATTGGTGACATTGAAATAATGGCTAAGGGTACGGCCAGCCTCATGAGGAATGAAGTCCGTGCTCAGAAAATTCTTCAAGCCCTTCAAGTTACTGGTAATCCTATGGATGCTCCTTTTATTAAGAGAGATTATCTCTTGAGAGAACTTATGGATGCTCTCGATATTGACTCTGAGAAATCTATTAATGATCCTAGAGATGCTCTTATCCAAGCTGAAATCATGAAACAAATGATGCTTGCTCAAGGGATTGATCCCACTAAGGCAGGTCAATCAGGTGGTGGTAATCCTTCTGGAATGCCTTCTCCGAATGATCCTACTCAAACTGGTGGGGGTAATATCTCTCCGGGTGCTGCTCCTGCTCCGGGTGCTCAAGGTAGTACTGGTTCAGGTGGTGGTGCTAATGGAGGTAATACTCAAAACAGACCGGGTAATCAAGGACCTAATCCAGTAAGGCCACAGTAATGAAAATTGAGACTGCACAAGCAATTGGTAATTTTCAACATGATATGAGAGGACTTCAAATTTATGTTGAAGATAGAGTTTCTGAAATTTATAAAATGATGGAACATGAGAAGGACATCGATGCAATCCGCCAATATCAAGGAGCGCTGATGGAACTTCGTCGCTTATTAACAATACGTGACTTAGCACAGAAGGTAATCTTAAATGGCGGAAAAACCGAAAAGAGTAACTCAAAGAATCGTTAGAGGTGAAGATGGTAGAGTAAAAATTCTCTACATCGATCTTGATACTTTACAATATGTCGATGATCCTTTTTCCCAAGGGTATAAAGTTGTAACGGCAAATACTCCTATAGAAAATGTTATTTCTATCGAT